AACGGTGGTGAAGATTCTTGTCAAGGAGATTCAGGAGGGCCGTTGATTATGACTAATGATGATGGTGAATATGAATTGATTGGAATTGTTAGTTGGGGTTATGGATGTGCAGAAGCTCAATATCCAGGTGTGTATTCAAGAATCTATCCAAGATTAGATTGGTTCTTTGGTTACATTGGAGAACCTGAAAATGAATTTATACCAGAATTATATGGTGATGTTAACTTTGATGGTGAGTTAAATATTACAGATGTGATAACAATCATTAATTTTGTTTTAGGACAAACACCAACAGAAGAACAATTACTTACAGCAGATATGAATCAGGATGGTATATTGAATATTCTTGATGTGATTCAATTAGTTAGTGAAATATTAGGAACAACATTTACACAATCAGTTAATTGGTTGGAAGAAAATCATCCACAATTAAAAACAAAGGAAAGATTAAGTAAATTAGACAAATCACAATTCTTTGCAAAAAAAGATAGATGTAGAGAATTACAGATAGAGTATGAAAAAATAATGGTGGAAAACAAAAGATTAAAAACAAAAATTTCATTGTTAAAAAAGTTAGATAGAGAAAAAATGATAATGTTACAGGAATTAAGAGAAATAACTTCTAAATTGGAGAAATAAAATGGCAAAGAAAATGGACAAACATATATATTCAGCAAAAGTTGTAAGAGTCGTAGATGGTGATACAGCAGATGCTATGATAGACTTAGGTTTTGATACTTGGGTTAAAAAAAGAATTAGATTCTATGGTGTAGATACTTGGGAATCAAGAACAAGAAATCTTGAAGAAAAGAAAAAAGGTTTAGCAGCTAAAGATTATGTAAAAGATTTATTAGAAAATTCGGATGAGGGCAAGTTCTTATTAAAATCTCACGGAGTTGGGAAATACGGACGAGTCCTCGGCGAACTATTTGTTAAAGGTAATGAAAAGTCAGTAAATGAATTACTTAAAGATAATGGTCACGCTTACGAATATCACGGAGAGAAGAAAAAAGTCTTCGGAAGCTAGTGTATAAACCATTACCAAAAGAAGTAACAATTAAAAAATCCTACATTGAAGGATTAGGATTGTTTGCAGCAGAAAATTTAACTGCAAATACGAAACTTGGTATCTCGCATGTTAAAGATGATAGATTTGAAAATGGATATATTAGAACTCCATTGGGTGGATTTGTAAATCATGCTGATGTACCTAATTGTGAATTTTATAAAGATGATGGAGATTATATTCTATTAAGAACTATTAGACCTATAAACATAGGACACGAACTTACAGCTGAATATTGGTTATATGAAACAGAGGACCTAGGATGGAAATAGGTAACACACCACTAATAAAACTATCAGACAAACTCTATGGTAAGTTTGAAGCAGTAAATCCAGGAGGTTCAATAAAAGATAGACCTGTTAAATATATTTTAGATTCATATGAAAAAGATGGATATTTAAAAAAGGGTGATACAATTGTTGAAGCAACAAGTGGTAACACAGGTATATCATTAGCTATGATGTGTGCAGAACGAGGATACAAATGTGTAATCGTTATGCCATCAGATATGTCAATAGAGAGAAAAAAAATAATGAAGTTCTTTGGAGCTGAGTTAGTTGAAGTAGATGCTGGTGATTTTGATGGGGCTATAGCTTACAAAGAATATTTAGCTGATATTAATGGTTATGTAGAATTAAATCAATTTAACAATCCATTAAATATAGAATGTCATTACAATACAACATTTCAAGAGATAGTAAATGACACAAGATTTGATTCTGTATCTGCATTTATTGCTGGAACAGGTACAGGTGGAACATTGATGGGTATTCAAAAAGGTTACGATGGTCTATCTACAAAGATTATAGCTGTAGAACCTGCTGAATCTCCTGTTATGAGTGGTGGAGAAAAAGGACTACACGGAATACAAGGTATTGGTGATGGTTCAAAGTTTTTAGTTGACTTAGATGTAGTGGATGAAATCATACCTATATCTACAGAAGAAGCAAAACAAAGAAGTTTAAGATTAGCAAAAGAAAATGGTTTGTTTGTTGGTATATCTGCTGGAGCAAATGTACTGGCATCTGAACGATGGATAAAAAAAAACAATCCTGACGGGATTGTAGTTACAATCATATGTGATAGAGGCGAAAGATATTTTAGTTGTTTTTAAAAAAAAGCTTGACTTGAATAGGTTTTCTTTCGTATATTAAAGAGTAAAACAGAGTAAAACAAAAGGTTATAAATGATATTTCAATCGTCAAAGAGAATAGGACCGATTACAACAGGTCACAGACAATATAAAGATAAAGGACATTGTTCATTTGTTCACGGATATGGTAGATATGTAGAACTTACATTTTGCTGTGAAGAACGAGATGAACGGGGCTGGGTTATGGACTTCGGTGATTTAAAAGATGTAAAGAAATGGTTAGAAGAACAATGGGACCATAGATTACTTTTAGCTCACGATGACCCTTTACTTGGATTATTTGAAGGACTACATAAATTAGGTGGTGTTAATTTAAATGTAATGCCAGAAGGTTATGGCCCTGGCATAGAAGATTCTTGTAAATGGGTTTATGATAATGTAAATCCTATGATACACGAAAAAACAGACAATAGAGTTTGGTTAAAAAATGTAAGAGTATATGAACACGAAAACAATTGGGCTGATTATGGATTACAATAGAAAACAACCATTAGGAGAAACTTATACTTGTTTACAAGGTGAGGGTAAATATATGGGGATGCCACATATATTAATTCGTGTTACAGGTTGTAGATTAAGATGTCAGTTTGCTGATTCATTTTGTGATACACCTTATGCTTCTTGGAAACCTGAAGCTGGTAAATTCACATTAAATGATATTGTAAAAGTATACGAAGATAATCCTCAGATTAAACACACAATGATTACAGGTGGTGGCCCTACATTGTATGCAAAATTGTTGCAAGAACTTTGTGTCATAGGAAAAAAATTCAATCATACAATTACAATTGAAACAGAAGGTTCTGAATTTGTACAAACGGTAGGAGATAATATTTCTTTATCACCTAAGTTATCAAATTCAACACCTCGTCCTGGTACTTGGATGCCATTTGCTAATAGAGAAGTTACAGAAGCTGATAAAAAGAAACACGAGAAGTGGAGATGTAATTACGATGCTATGAAACAATTAATTGATAATCATCCTGACTATCAATTGAAACCTGTTATATCAAATCTAAAAGAATTAGCTGAAGTACAAGAGTTACAGGAAATATTAAATGTTCCGAATGAAAAAGTTTGGTTGATGCCTGAAGGTTTGACAGAAGAACAATTAAAAAAGAGAAGAGTTTGGTTAATGGAATTGTGTACTGAACTTGGTTATAACTACACAGAAAGATTACATATAATAGCTTATGGAGACAAAAGAGGAGTATAATGGCAACAACATTATTTGAAAAACAATTAAAAAAAGGTAGAGTAGGAGAACTAGCATTTCAAAAGATGGCACTAAAACATTTTGACGAAGTTTTTGACTACTCATCAGATTATGAAAGATGGAAAAATGTACAAGGTAAAGGTATAGACTTTGGTGTAAAAATGAATAGTTGGGGGCATGAAATAAAAGTTGATGTTAAATCAAATCTATATTTTAATAGATATAGTAATTGTTATGCGTTCGATATAGAATATGAAAAATGGCATCCTTCTAAAAAGAATATGCACAACAAAGTTTGTGAAGAGGGGTGGATTCAAGATTCAAAGTCAAATAGAATATATCATATGGAAATAATTAGAGAAAATAATCGTTGGGTAGCAACTGGAAATTATCTTTATTATGATTTAGAAGAAATGAGAAGCTTTGTATTTAAAGAATGGGATAAATCTGAAACTAGTTGGATAAGAAAAAATGCATATATAGGAACAAAAGAATCAGATTATGCACATCTAATTCCAGTTAGATTAACTGATGAAAGATTTAAACATTTAATAAGAAGAATTGAAATTGAGGAGTATAAATGAAAATAGATGAAATGCATACAAATGTTATAGTAAAATTACAAGTTGAAGGTATTCATTGGTGGAAAGATGCTAGAGATGTGTTTCCGGAAGTAGGATTCTTATCAGATGCACACAGACATATATTTCACATAACTTGTAAAAAAAGAGTATTTCACGATGATAGAGATGTTGAGTTTATTATGTTTAAAAGAGATATACAGGATTATTTATATGAAAAATATCACAACAAACAAGATAGATGTCACAGATTTGGTCCTATGAGTTGTGAAATGATAGCTAGAGAGTTGTATGAAAAATTTGATTTAGAGTATTGTTCAGTATTTGAAGATAACGAAAATGGAGCAGAGATATATGAGTAAATTGATTTATTTACCTTTAGAACATATACCTTCAAGGTATACGGTTCATATGGACAGAGACATAACAGAATATTTAGAAGATTCAGGAAAAGAATTTATTAAAATTTATCCTGATATTCCTACACCCACATCAATGAAGGCTGGTAGTTTCTTAGATGCTGAGTTTACAATCAGATTTAAAGCTGCTCAAATCGAAGAGTTAGCTAGATTGTATCGTGAAGATGTGATTACATCAGGAGACATTATTTGGAGTTCTGATTTATGGCATCCTGGACTTCCTGAAAGTGTTGCTTATATGAATTACTTTGCTAAGAAAGATGTCAAGTTGAGAGGTTTCATTCATGCCGGTTCATTTACTGATACTGATTTTGTCAGAGATTTAGAACGATGGGCTAAAAACTTTGAAGATAATTTATTTGATATTTGTGATAGAATTTATTGTGGTTCAGAGTTTATAAAAAATGATATTGTAAAGAAAAGAATTGTAAGTCCTGATAAGTTTGTAGTAACAGGTCTCCCTTTAGATGAAAAAGGTTTAGAAAAATATCATAGTGATGCACAAGAAAAAGAAGACATAGTAATATTCAGTGGTAGAAATGTAGATGAAAAACAACCTTGGTTGTTTGAAGAACTTGCAGAAAGATTGAAACATTCTGGTGCTGAATTTATCAATACACAACAACATAATTTTTCAAAAGATGAATATTATGATTTATTAAGTAGAGCTAAAGTTGTTGTTAGTTATGCCCTTCAAGAAAATTTTGGATTTGGTGTAAATGAAGCTGTGTATTTAGGTTGTGCTCCTGTACTTCCTAACAGATTAGTTTATCCTGAATTTTATACTGAAGAATATTTGTACAATACTTTTGATGAAAGTGTATCAATGGTAGAAAAAGCACTCTATGACTATGATAGATGGATGCCAACTTATGATAGTCAATTAGGTGTGTTAGGAAATGGTAATAATTTTATAATGGAGAAATGGTTCAATGAGTAAATTTAAATATTTTCCTTCATTCTCAGCTGGTGAGTATGGAGATAAATTAAAAAAAGATTTCAGATTTAGAAATGGTAGAACTTGTCGTTTTTATTCTGATGAAATGGAAGAAAAATATAAACACAATGAAGTGTTAATTACAGCTGGAGCTCACTTTAAAACAGATGGTTATAGAGATTTATTAGGTTTGACTAAAGATAATCTTGTTATGGGAGATTCAGGTGGTTATCAGATTGCTTCTGGAGCTATGAAATGGGATATAAAACATCGTGATAGAATATTTAAATGGTTGGAAGAAAACACAGATATTGCTATGAATTTAGATATTCCTCCTAGATTAAAATATCAAGGACAATATGGAGAGTGTTTACAGATTAGTAAAGAAAACTTTAAATATTTTTCAGACAATCAAACAGGTTCTACACAATTTATGAATGTAATTCAAGGTGACGATGAACATACTTATATGAATTGGTACAATGAAGTAAAAGACTTTGACTTTATGGGTTGGGGTGTTGGAGGTTGTGGTGGTAGTTTATATCGTTTTATGTCTGGTGTATTAGCTTTGATAAATGGTAAAGAACATTTAAAAGATTCTACAAAAGTAATTCATATTTTAGGTACTTCTAAAATCAGAGATTTCTTAATGTTAAAACAATTATCAAAGTCAATTGGAGAAGTTGGAAGTAAAGCAATTATTACTACTGATAGTTCCTCTCCAGATAGAGCTGTCGTATTTGGTACATTCTATACAGGATTTAGTATGAAGCGTGGTACATTTGAATCAGTTAACTTTCCTAATGAAAAACATCAAGGTGATATAATTCATCAATTCAACGAATTGCCAGACAAAAGATGGCCTCGCTTAACAGATTTTGATGATGTGTTAGCAGAAACAATTGATTGGTCAGATGTTGTAAATTGGAATCCTGATTGTACAATTGGTATGAGAATGCATAATTTTTATCTATTTAAAGATGCTATTCAACAAGTAGAGCATTATATAGATGGTCACGATTATATTCTTGAACAAGTAGTTGCTAAAGATACTTATACGGTATTAAAATCAATAGATGAAATGGTTAAAAGTGATAAACCTATTCAAGTATTTGAAAAATATAAACACTTGTATAAAAAATTAAGTAATACTAAAAAAGAACATTCATATGCTTCTAATCAATTCTTCGGGTAAATATGTATCAAAATATTCATATATCAAAACAAAATAACAAACTACAAATACATTTGTGGGACGATGTTTTTGGATACAAAACATTTGATTATAAATCATATGCTTATATGAAACATGCTGCTGGTACTTATCGTAGTTTGTATGGTGACAAGTTGAAAAAAGTTAATTATTGGACTGCAGAGGATATGCCTAATATGTTTGAATCTGATGTTCCTGTTCCTACAAGAGTATTAGTTGATAGATATGCTGAATCAGATGAAATGTCAACAGGTCATCGTGAAATGGTAATTGATATTGAAGTAGAAGTTACAGAAGGGTTTCCTAATATTAATACAGCTGATAACAAGATAACTGCTATTGCTTTGTATGATAGAGTTATGGATAAATACTCTTGTTTCGTATTAGGTGATGTTCCAAAGACAGATGTTGTTGAATCATTTCAATCAGAAGAAGAATTACTACAAAGATTCTTTCAAAAGTATTTAGAAATAAATCCTACAATCATTACAGGTTGGAATACAGACTTTTTTGATATACCTTATTTGTATAATAGAACACAACGAGTATTAGGTAAACAGATTGCAGATTCTTTATCTCCTATAGGACAAGTTTCTTGGTTAGAAGGTAAAGGTAGATATAAAATAGCTGGTGTTTCTTCATTAGATTATTTAGGTCTGTATAGATTATTTAATTACTCAGAAAAATCATCGTATAGATTAGATGCAATTGGTACTGATGAAGTTGGTATTGGTAAGATTGAATACGAAGGTACATTACAAGATTTATACGAAAATGATATTAACAAGTATGTTGAATATAACTTGAATGATGTAGTGATTGTAAAAGCACTTGATGATAAATTAAAGTTTATTGACTTGGCTCGTAGTATTGCTCACAAAGGGCATATACCATATGAAGATGTTTATCATTCAAGTAGATACTTAGAGGGGGCTATATTAGTCTATCTAAAAGACTTAGGTGTGATTGCTCCCAATAAACCTAACAATCAAGGTTACAATAGAAGTGATGATGAACGATTTTCTGGAGCCTATGTTAAAGAACCTATCCCTGGAAGGTATGAATGGGTATATGATTTAGATTTAACATCAATGTATCCGTCTACAATTATGTCTTTGAACATATCTCCTGAAATGAAATTAGGAAAAATAATTGGTTGGGATGCTGAAGAGTTTATGAAAGGTATTGAGAAAACTTATACAATAGAAATAGGTAATAATACAAAAACTTATTCTAATATAGAGTTGAAAAGATTATTCGATGATAACAACATTTCAATATCTGCTAATGGTATTATGTATCGTAATGATAAAAAAGGTTTAATTCCTTCCTTGTTGGAAAGATGGTTCAATGAGAGAGTTGAATTTAAAAGGTTGATGAAAAAACACGGAGATGCTGGTGATTCTGCTAAGTATGAGTATTTTCATAAAAGACAATTAGTTACAAAAATTCTATTAAATTCAATGTATGGTGTTTTAGGTTCTCCTATATTTAGATTTTATGATATAGATAATGCTGAGGCTACTACATTAACAGGACAAACATTAATAAAATTTACAGAAAAGGTTACTAATCATTATTATAACAAAGAACTAGGTGATAAAAAAGATTATTGTATTTACACAGATACAGACTCAGTATTTTATCCTGCTACTCCTTTAGTAAAGAATAGATTTCCAGAGGCTGATGTTACTGATGAAGAATTTATGACAGAACAGATATTATTAGTTGCTAAAGAAGTTCAAGATTTTATCAATAAATCATATGATTACTTTGCTCTAAAGTTTTTAAATATAAAAAAAGGTCATAGATTTGATATAAAACAAGAATGTATTGCTAAAGCTGGGTTTTGGGTTACGAAGAAAAGATATGGACAATGGATTATTAACGATGGTGGTATGGAGTGTGATAGACTTGATGTAAAAGGTTTAGATATTGTCAGGTCAAATTTTCCTCCGGCTATGAGAGTGTTGATGAAAGGTGTTTTACAAGATATTTTAGCAAATAAAGATAAGCAATTAATAGATGACCAGATTTTAGAATTTAAAGATGCGATGAAAACGAAAAATATTGTCGATGTGGCTCTTCCTACAGGAGTTAAGAATTTAAATAAGTATATGGTAAAAGGTAAAAAGACATCTACTTTTACGAAAGTGATGAAAGGTACTCCAGCGCATGTTAAGTGTGCTATCATTTACAATGACTTGTTAAATTATTTTAAAACAGATAATCAATATGGTCCAATTAGTAATGGGGAAAAAATTAAATGGGTATATTTAAAAGATAATCATTTAAAATGTGCCGCTGTAGGATTTAAAGGGTATGAAGACCCTCCACAAGTTATGGAGTTTGTAAAACAATATGTTGATTATGATAAATTGTTTGAAAGGGCCCTCAAGAAAAAAATTCATATGTTTTATGATGCGTTGAAATGGGATTTTCCAGTAAAAGAAGAAAATACACTTTCGAGGTTCTTTTAATGCGTACTAAAAATCCAGCAAATATAAGTGGTCAAAAATTAGAAAAAGAGATGGCGTTATTTTTAAAGACGAATGATGTACCATATGAAGGTGGTGGTAGTTCTTGTATAGACTTTAAAATAAAAACTGATACTGGAATTATATATTTAGATTGTACGAATCAAAATGTAGGTGGTAGTGTTATGGAAAAACTACCACATAAAATATGGAAGTACTGGAATAAATTCAAATTTAATGAAGTGGTTATTACAAGAGGTAGAGAAAAACCAAATAAACCTTTGAATGACCACATTAAATGGTTAGAAAACGAACTTAACATAAAGGTATATGTGTTAGACTTTAACCAATCAAAAAGATTTATATTAAACAAACCTTTAAAGACAAATAAGTTTTTTTAAAATAAAGGTTGTTTTATATAGGAAAATGTTGTAAATTAATTAATAAGAAAATTCATAGGAGAATAAATGAATAAAAGTACATTAAATAGATTCATTCAGAAATACAATCTGAGTGGAAATGCTGAACAAGTCAAATGGTCTTTTAAAGGTGATAAAACACTTTCAACAAGATTTATCACAGGCGACAAAAGTTTATTAGGTTCAGTTAAATTAGACCAAGTTAATTTTGATGATGTTGATTTAGGAGTCTATGATACAGCTACTCTAAAGAGTTTGTTAGCTGTATTAGATGATGACATTGATATTTCATTAACAAAACTTGATGAGAAAGCAATCAATATGATTGTTAAAAATAATAGTAATTCAGGTGTATCTGTTAATTATACATTATCAGATTTATCTGTAATACCAGATGCTCCCGCATTAAAGAAAGTTCCACACTTTGGTACAGAGATAAATATTACAACAGATGTGATTGATAAATTTATTAAAGGTAAATCAGCTCTTCAAGATACTGAAAGATTTACAATTGTAAATAAAGATGGTCAATGTTCACTTGTAATTGGATATTCTGCTACAAATACAAACAGAGTAAGTATTCCAGTTAGTACATCTACTTGTGAATTAGTTGATAATTTATCATTTAATGCTGATTTATTTAAAGAAGTATTAGTTGCTAATCGTGAGTGTAGAACAGCTACTTTAAAAGTTGCTAGTGAAGGACTTGCTAAGATTGTATTCAATGTAGATAATTTTGAATCAGAATACTTTATGGTTTCAATGGAAGATGTTGATTAATGAGTGGGAATACACTATGGGTGGAAAAATACAGACCTTGTGATTTACAAACTTATATTGGTAATGAACATCTTAAAGATAAAGTTAAAATATATTTAGAATCAGAAGATGTACCTCATCTTTTACTTTATGGGAAAGCTGGTACTGGTAAGACAACATTAGCTAAAATAATTACAAAGAATATAGATTGTGACTATTTATACATAAATGCTTCTGATGAAAATAATGTAGAAAATGTTAGAACAAAGATAAAGAATTTTGCTTCTTCAATAGGTTTTAAATCTTTAAAGGTAATTGTATTAGATGAGGCTGATTTCTTAACACCAAATGCTCAAGCTGCTCTTCGTAACTTGATGGAAACATTTTCAAAACATTGTCGGTTCATTCTAACTTGTAATTATGTGGAAAGAATAATCGACCCAATTCAATCAAGATGTCAATCATATAAAATTGTTCCTCCTTCAAAGAAAGAAGTTGCACAACAAATGGTTAATATCTTGAAAGAAGAGAATTGTACATATGAACTTGATGATATAGCTCTAATTGTAAACGCAGGTTATCCTGATATTCGTAGAGTTATTAATTCAGCTCAAAGACAAATCATTGATGGTAAATTAACAATCGATACAAGTTCTATAATTCAGAATGATTACAAAATAAAATTACTTGAGATGTTAACAAGTAATACTAAATTAAATGATATGAGGAAACTAATTGCTGATAATTCAGTAAGTGATTATTCAGAATTATTTAGGTTGTTATATGATGAAGTAGAATCATATGGTAATGACAAAGTGACAGAATGTATATTGGCTATTGCTAATGGTCAACATCAAGATGTAAATGTTGTGGATAAAGAGATTAATTTCATATCCACTTTAATAAGAATAAAAAGAATATTAGGAGAATAATATGGCAATGTTAAATGACCCTAATGGTGGACCAGGAATGCATATAGATTTAAGTAATGCTGTAGATATGGTGTGTGAAAAATGTGGTAATCACACTTTTAAAAATACAACATTGATAAAAACAATATCTGCAATTGTCTCACCATCCGGTAAAGAAATGATAATACCTATTCCAGTTTTTGCTTGTGAATCTTGTGGGCATGTAAACAAGGAATTTTTAAAAAATGAGTTTGAAGAGTAATGACATTATTTGATTGGTTAAATCAAATTCTTTTACATAAGAAGAATTGGGAAGAGTTTAGTGAAACTGAACAAAAAACTTTTAATACATTTATGATAAATAGATTTTTGTCAATGAGTAGTGATTTTGTTGAAGCAGTAAATATTTGTCAAGAACACACTTATCAAATGGAAAACAAAGATGTATATATTTTATATAAGAATTTATTTCCTAAACAGAAAAAGTTTTTAAGATATATAAAAGGTAAAAAAGATAAGTTTCCTAAAAAAATGTTAACATTTCTTGCTAATCATTTTAAAGTTAGTCAACGAGAAGTTATGGATTATTTTGAATTGATGAGTAAAGATGAGATAGAGAATATTTGTAAAGAGTATGGAAAAAATAAAAAACAGATTAAGGAATTAATGAAATGAATCAATTGATACAGGCAGCAACAGATGCTTATCAAGCACAAAGAACAGAAGCATTAGCTCATTTGGATT